AATATTAGTTGGTAGAGGCCACAACTACAGAAATGTCAGTAATTAGGCCAAGTCCCCAAATAGCATACCAGGCTAGGGCGTGCTCACGACCGAAGTCAAGAATACCACCATCACGCAATTCAACTGGAAGAGAAATAGCGTGTCCGAATGCATTGTCTCCGATGAAGATTGCATCGTAACGGTTAGCGGCACCATTACCAGTTGTTACACCATTAGTTGTTGTGTCTGCGGTCCAACCAGCACCAGCACCACCAACAACATTTCTAACTTGGGTTGTCTCGATGAATACAACATCATTTAGACGACCAATTTCACCTAGCATGAATGAACCAGGGGCAGCGTACTTTGTCATCTCAATGAACTGAGGGTCATTACGTAGCCAACGGCTCTGGTGAGGGTGTACGAAACATACGTAAGCCTCCCCTAAGCGTGGAACGTTCTTTGTTGCCAGTGTTTCTACTGCGTCGTAGATGGTCTGTGAGGTTAGGTTGAAGTCACCTGTTAGAGTGGCATTACCAGAACCAGCGGTACCTACGTTGTAGTAAACCTGATTGTTAAGAGCGCCAGTGTCCTTCTGGTATCCGAAGATCTGAGAAGAAGCCTGTAGAAGGGTGTTACGGGCAGAAATGTCAAGGTAGGTTGCCATGTTACGTCCAAGTAGACGTGAGGCAGATGCCATAACATCATCGAATGATGCGTTTAGTAGAAGCTCAGAAACAGCTACAGCGTATCCCTGTTCTGCAACAGTGATGGAGAACTGAGAAGCTGTAAGTGGAGCAGTCTGCATGCGAATACCTTCAACAAGCTGGCTAGCAACACCTAGGTTGTTGTAACGCATAAAGTTAATTGTAAGACCTGGAGTAACGCCTAGCTCTGTCTTCTTTACGGCAAATTGTTCAAATCTTAAGATAGGCATTGCCTGGAATAGGATTTCCTTTGACCAAATAGTTTGGATCGCAGGAGAAAGAGCTGAGGAACCACCAGGGTAAGCGGTTGGAGCACCAGAAATATTCGGTGTGCCCGTAATGGCTGATCCTGCCATGTTTCGTCCTTATCATTTGTATGGGCAAGGGCACTAGCCGATAAGCCCAGATAGTTTAAAACTTATTACTTAACCGAGGATTCCACGGTTTCTTTGCGCCTCGCTAGAAGCCACACCGACTTCACTGCGGAACTTAGCGTACTCAGCCATGGACATATTATTGATGTCATCTACTGTGTACTTCTTCTGACCCATGGTTCCGTCAAGAGGACCAAGGGCGGTGTAACCTGTAGCAGATACTCCACGGTTATTAGGCTGTCCTTGTTGCTGAGCGGCCTGAACTTCCTGAGCGATAGACTGTGTTGCTGCCTTTGCCTGTGCTATAGCGTTATCGATTTGTTCTCTCGTTTCACCCTGAATGAATGGATGGAACTGAGGTGCAATATCGGCAGCATTACCCTGTAGCTGAGAGTTTCTGTAGTCTACAAGTTCATTATATGCTTTTTCCTTAGCGGCAAGTGCACGCTCGGATTCTCTTTCTTCTTGGAGCTGAGTAAATCTAGCTTCCCAAGTATCGTTGGTCTCCTTTAGCTTTGCCTCTAGAAGAGACTTAGCAGACATCTCTTCCTCGCGCTTAGCCTGTGCAGCAGCTTCCTTTTCTTCCTGCTTACGCTGAACCTCAGCAAGCTCCGCTGCCTTCTGCTCTTGTAGTTCCTTAAGAGTGCTCTGTGCCGTAGCCCAGTTGTTCTTTAGGGACTCAAGCTCAGAATACAGCTTGTCCTTTTCTTCCTTACGTGCCTTTGCAATGTCCGCTTCGGTGAAAGTCCTCTCACCAGTAGCGCCATGCTGGAATGCGGAAGGGGAGGGTGCTGGGCTCTGGGCCCCATTGTCATTGCCGTTTGGAGGCTCAATTGTTGCCGCCAATCCTGGCTGTGCTGGAGTGCTCATTTCTTTTATCTCCTAAGATTTAGCTGGTAGTTTTCCGAATATGTCCCGAATGAATTAACTAAAATTTATACTTAATCGTTGCTATCAGTTGGAAGCTGACGGGAACCTAGCTTGGTTCCGTATGCATCATTAACCATGGAACGAAGTGCTTCCATCGATCCCGCACCATCCATAGCCTGTAGGTTAGGTGTCTGGTCTATTGAACCAGGACCGTTATTCGTAGGCTTTGGATTACCTTCGGAATCTGTTTCTGGAACTGCATTAGGGTCTGCCTCTGAGCCATCTGGACCAGGGAGAAGACCAGTGGTCTCCAGAACAATGGAATCGATCTGAGAGCGCAGCATACGCAATGCTCCATCTCGTACAGCATCTTCGTGTAGTTCGTCGTAGATCTCTTGTAGCTTGTCGTCTGGGAACTGCTCTCCCAGATCCTTCAAAGCTCCTCTACGACTTTCCAGATCCATATTCATCATTGCGCCGATTTCATTCAGCTTTACAAGTCTGTCGATTGGCAGAGGTGATGGCCAGTCAATGTCGTTGTAGTAGAGAAGCGGATCTGTTGGGTCAACCGCTAGCGGCTGTCCTGGCTTGATGATTCCCTCTGTTTCGGGATCATACAAGGTAGCCTCAGGTTCAAAAACAAATAGAGTTTTTAGTGCAAGCTCATTTATTTTCTGTAGTCCCTTACCATATTGTATCTTCTTTAATTCAAACTTTTGCATTAGAGGATAAAACTGGATAGCAAGAGCTACACCTGAAGTATTTGAAATAGCCTGAGTCTGCCCTAGAGCTGTCTCAGGTACACCAGTCATCTCGTGCATGGAGCGCTTCAAGGTATTTAGAACCTCTAGCGGCCACTGTAGATCTACACCGTTCTCAAGGTTATGGATATCCACTTCCTTGTTTCCGATAGACCACACGCGGTTGGTTCCCTTTTCAAGCTGAGAAGGCTTGGCACCGATAACTACAGTAATGGGAGCCGCATGGTAATTCACGATATCCGCGATATCAGTTGCAGTCTCATTGTACTGACGATTAAGTGAGATAAGATCCTGCACATCAGACATTCCCCAAGGAGATCCGGAAGCAGGGTGGTTGGCAACGTGAACGATTGGAATAACGCCTAGCACATTAGGACGCTCATCAATCAATTCATCATTAACGAATTCGCGGATTACATCAGCGCGAATCAATTCGGTATAAGTATATACGCTTCTAGTTCCCTCTGTATTGGTTCCCCAGAAACGGTACTTCAGCTTGAATTCAAGAAGTCTGTCTCTGTCATGTGGGTGCCAAACTGGGAAGCAGTAGGCTGAGTTAAGTGGGATGACTCTAACACGTCCTGGATGGAAGTTACCTGCGTCATCCGTCCATGCTGGTTCGTACGCCACCTTAACGAAAGCATCTCCAGAGACACCACCTTGCTGACCCATTTCCCAGATCACAGAAGTCATGTTGTTGTCCTGGTTCCAAATACGCTTTAGAAGAGCAGGGATAATGTGATCGTATTCCTTAATGGTGTCAAAGGAAATGCCTCTGGAGAAGCAGAAGTTGTTGATATAGTCGGCAAAAGCCTTGATGTAATTGAAGGTCAGTTGTGGGTCACCAAACTCACGACGGGTTCCCCAGTGGTGACCTAGATACCAAGCCCAGTATTCGGCGTATCTATTTAGTCGCGGTCCATGCATTTCAAATTCTTCATCAGAAAGCTCAACTAGACCTAGCGGCGAAATTGCAATCGCTAAGTCTGAAGCAGCAGCTCTCATAGAGGGTGCATAGAAAGACGTTGACATATAGTTTTCCGATTCTTCGAATTAGTATCTCTTGCGTATAGATTACCACACTTATTAAGAAGCGTATACGGTAAATGGAATAGCAGTGTCAGAAATTAACTGACAAGAAGTCCCACTGACCATTCTGGTAATTGGTTCCTGAGACAGGATACCGTTAGGGAAGGTCACAGCCTGTCCAGGAAGTACAGGGTAATTATCATCTGCCAGGATGACTGGATCGTTACCATCGGTGCGAACCCAAATGGTTCCGGTTGTTCCTCGGTGAATGACAGTGATATTCGCTAGATACTGTGGGAAGTTTACTGCGGACACAGTATTGACCACAAGGGTACCTGATTGTGCTTTACTTGCAGCCATGATTTTCCTATCTCATGAGAAATTGTCCGGGGATACTTTATAGCGTCCCCGGACAACTTAGGTGGTATTAGCCCAG